ATCCACTAACGTCCCGGAGGCCTCTCTGAATGGCCTTAATGTCGGCGGGAGCACGGTTGCGTCGGCCATCGGCTTCACCGTCGTAACGCGGGTCAACCCGGCAGGGGTGCGGTTCTTCAAAAACGGTGTGTTGAACAGCGCGCCGGCCATTGTTTCAGTCCAAGTCCCGAACTCGCAATTTGGTCTCTTGTCGTTCGGCAGCGGCGGCAACTACACCACGCGCCAAGGTGCTGCGTGGATCATTGCCGGTGGCCTGACCGATGCTGAGGTGCTGGCTACCTACAACGCCTTACTCGCGTATATGCAAGCAGTCGGCGCCGCGTGAACCCCGCCCCATCCGGCGCGTTGTAAGAGAAACTGGAAATGAACAGCCTTTACGTCCTGATCGGCGCAGTTGGCGGAGCGGTAGTGAAAGTGATCCTCACAGGGCATTATACGATGCGCGCATTCATGAACGGCTTTGCCTCGATCATACTCGGCTCGGCCGTGACCATCATGCTGATCCATTTTTTCCCTCAGTTTGGCCACGAGCCCGTCGTCGTGTCCAGCCTGTCGAGCATCGTCACCGCCGTCTCGAGCAGCATATTCCGCCGGGTCAACACGGCGCATATCAAGGCCAAGATCGGCTGGTTCGAGGCCGACAGCGACGGCGAGAACGACAACGAACCGACATCCCCAAATCGTGGGAGAGACATTGACAAGTCAGACGTGTAAATGATCCATTGAAAAGCAGGCGCCACGCCTGTTTCAGAGGAATTCACCGTGACTTGGATGGTTTGTGCGGGCTTGGCCGACGTCGCGGTGCTCGGCGCGGTGTGGTGGCTGACGCAGCGAAAGCGCTAACGATACCTACCGAGTATCGATAGTGATGATCATTCGGAGGATAGGGGTGGTCGGGTGTCCCGATACTCGCACGCAACACGCCAAGTCTTGAGCTTTTCCAGCATGTCGGGCGGGATTTTCGTGCCCTTCTCGCCAAGCCCGGTTGCAACCATCTTGTCGATCGATGCCTGTCGCTCAGCGGCGCGGATTTCGCACTCCTTCATGTCATAAGGGAGCGGTCCCCAAGTGCCGCCAATCTGCGTTCCGACGTAGAGAATTAACCAGAGTTTCATTGTGTCTCCTTCTGGATCACTATCGATAAGGGGACCAGTATCGTTGCTGGCCCATAGTTGAAATCACCTCTTGCTTATTCCATAATTGTCCGCTAGTGTCAACGCACGAAATGAGGCAATTACCGATGACTGAACTGACGCAAATCCAACTGGCCAAGCTCTCCGACGTGACGCCGAAGACCATTCAGCGCTACGTCGCCGAGGGCAAATTGTCGCCATCGGCCAACGGCATGTTCAGCATCGGCCAGGTCAAGGATGTGAGGGAGCTATGGTGGGGCGGGAAGAAATCCGGCAGACGGAAGACGGCGGGTTCAGGCTATACTGGCGCGATGACAGCGGCAAAACTCGCAGCCGCCCGATCGCTGCGGGCAAGGCTGTCGCTGCGGTCGGACGACGCGACCGGGCTCGAGGACTTACTGTAAAGGAGGCTCTGGATGGATATGCGCGTGAGCACCGTGTTGCGGACGAACAGAGGCGGGAAAACATTATTCGGCACCTTTCGACGTTCTTCAAGGACGACACGCTTGCTTCTGTCGATATTTCTCGCAGTCGCGACTACGCCGTTGCCCGGCGTAACGGCAAGATTGGCGGTGGTGCCAGAAGGGCCGAGAAAACCGGCGCGGACGCGACGATCCGGCGTGAGTTGGTTGTTCTTGCCAGCGCCGCGAAGCACGCGCTAAAGCACAAGCGCATCACGCAGATGCCGGTCATCGAACTGCCGGCCGAGAACAGCACGACGGGCCACGACGACGAGGTTAGCTACTACTCGAAGGAAGAGTTGGCGCGGCTGTTCGACAACTCGACCGGCGAGCTTCACCACTTCATCGCCCTCGCCTATTACAGCGGCGCCAGGCGCGCTTCGATCGAGGGGCTGCGGCGTGGCCAGGTGCAATGGGATCGGCGGCGCATTCTTCTTCAGCCTGCTGGAAAGATCGCCACTAAAAAGCGGCAGCCTATTGTTCCGATCTTCAAGGCGATGGAGCCGCATCTGCGCGCTCTGTGGGACGCGTCGCCGAATGACCGGCTGTTCGTGCGAGGCGAGTTCTACACTGTGTTCAGGGCGCTTTGTGAACGGCTGGGAATGTCCGACAAAAGTCACCCACATTTATTGCGCCACAGCCGGGTGACGCACCTGCTCATGCAGGGCAAGTCGATCTACGACGTAGCGCGACTGATTGGCGACACGGTTGGAACCGTCGAAAAGACGTATGGGCATCACAGCCCGTCATTCTTGGCCGATCTGCTGGATTGACGCACAGGTAAATTTCGCCGCTTCTCGCCGCTTGGCGTTTCGCTTGGCCGTGACCATTTCCAAATGTTCAACATCGGGCCGCACACAGAGGCGGTTGCGGCAAACGTGATCGAGTTGTTTCTTGCCCGGCACGAAGCCGTGTTCATTTGTCCACATGACGATGTGGACGGCGACGGTCTGGCCGTCGAGGGACATTCTTGGGTAGCCGGCGCCGCGGCCATTTTCACCAGATGTTGGCCCGGTCCAGAGCCAGCATCCGCTGCCCTTGTCGACTGCGACCCGCGCCATAACTTTCTCACGGATGCGGTCACGACGGCTCATTTCTGCAGCCTCTTTCCTTCAAATCCTGCCGACGCCAGCGGCAATCCCGGCGCCCATTTCGGCAACTTTGCCATGATCGCGATCATCTCTTCGAGCGAGCCGTGGTCTTCATTAGGCTCGGTCGTGATGTCGTCATGCACAGACATTAAGACTGGATAGCCAGCCGCTTCGAGCCGAACCATCGCGTCAGCGAGCAAGTCCCTGGCTGTTCCGGACGCTGCGTTTTCCGACAGCATACCGCCATATGTCGAGATCCGAGCCCACGTCGCCGAGTTGAGCGGGTCGTAAACGACCTTACTGCGTTTGGCTTGGTCGATCGTGCTGAAATACGTTAGCGCGTCGCGCCAGATAATCTCTCCATCGTCGTCTTTCCACGTCGTCTTGACACTGCGAACTTCTGCATTCGGATATGAAATGAAGCGCCCGCTCGGCAACCGCATGAATAGAAACGACCCGGCCTTGCGGAACGTCAGCCGGCCAACGTGATGCGTCGAGCCTGGCTCTCTGACGGCGGCCATCGCCGCCTTTTCCAGATCGTACCAAAACTGTTTAATAGCTGGATGCTTGGCGCGCCAGCCGTCGCGGATGTCGATGATCTGCTCGTCTGGCAGGTCGACGTTGTAGTTCGCCGCCATTGACTTGAATGCGCCGACGCCGCCCTGATAGCCGAGCGCCAATTCTGGAACCTTGCCATGCGACTGGCGTTCGTCTTTCGTCACATCTTTCGGGTGTTTGCCGAGAATGCCGCCAGCGGTGATCTTGTAGAGATCGTGGCCGGTGCCGGCATCGAAATCCCGAAATGCCTGCAGCTTCCACTCTTCGCCGGCTAGCCACGCCAGCGTACGTCCTTCCACGTTGCTATAGTCCGCACCAATGATCTTCTTGCCGGGCGATGCGGCGATCATGCCGCGCAGAATGTTCGAGATCGCCGAGAGCGCGTCGCCGAAGAGCATCGAAACCCACGCATAGTCGCCAGTCATGACCGCTTCTATGATCGCGTCGATGTCTTCCTCGTCAGGGCGACGCAGGTTATGAATTTGCGGCCCACGTCCCGACCAGCGGCCGGTCGATGCGCCATGGAACTGCAACAAGCCGCGCACACGTCGGTCAAAAGGACTGGACCACCGAATGAACGCGTCGATCTTGGCCACAGATGCCCGCGCAGCGAGCCGCCAGAGGTCCAGCACGCGCTTTACGTCCGCTGCGCGGTCTTCGACCGGCCCGACCCATTCGAGCGCGCTGTCGGGGCTCTCTGCCTCGAAGCGGGTCATCGCAGCGACGATCCCTTCCTCGTAGACGTCTTCCAGCACGTCCTTGGCCAGCCCGTCGATCAGCATGCCGCGCTCACGCACGTACGCCAATACCTGGTTCCGGTTCGAGCAGGCACCGATGGCCTTGCCGGACACCGACACCATCTGCGCGTCAAGGTCGTCCTCGGCGGCTTCGATGATCGTCTCCGCGGCCTCGCAAAGCTTGCGATCGATGAACACGCCGCGCTGGTTGATCACCTGGTCGAGGTGCCACAGTTCCAGTTCCGATTGCTTCAGTGGACGGAGCCGGTGATGGTATTCTCGTTCGACGACGGTATCCTGCGCACAATAAGCATACAATTTGGCAAGTTTTTCAGGATCGTTCCACCATCGAACCCTGGCGCATGTTCGACCAAGATGCTCATAAGTTTCCCATCCTTCCGCGTCCATCTCTGCAACTCGAACCGCGTCAAAAGGAATATTGGAATAACCGTTCGCATAGTCGATCTTCCCTCTTGGTTTGGCCAGCTGCAGCATGAGCCGGCCGCCGATCATGTCTTTGCCCTGCTTGATGCCGACGGCAGGGGCCGCCATTTCGAGCGATCCCGGCAGCGAAAGCGCGTAGCCCGTTACCATCGTGCATCGCTGTTTCTTGAGGTCGAATACCGGCAGACCGTGGCGTGGGCCGCCGATATGCCGTTCCACCTCCTGCTCGAACGCGTTGTTGTGCGCCCAACACTCGGCATCTGGATCGTTCGCGGCGGCGATGAACTCTGCCGGGATCGGCTGACCGGGTAGCCAGACGCCGACGGGCTCGTTGCCGACCGCGTAGCTCGCACACCAGATCGACGTCGTCGGATGCCGCATGTAGACGTGGGCGCCGGTCTTCTTGAGATCGACCGTGCTGCGGGTTTCATAGTCGCGGTGGAAGATCATTGGACCTTGGCCAATCGGTAGACTGCCGTGCGACTGCGGCCACCGGCGTTGCGGGGGATCGTCCACCCGATCCTCTCAAGGCGCTTGCGCAGCCGCTGGATGGCGATCGTCAGGCACAACACGGCGTTGTCCGGCTGGTCGTTGCGCGCGGCGTAGACCTCCCACAACAGGTTGGCCATCGTGGCGGGGTTCGGGTAGGACTTCAGCAACCGGCGCAGGATTGTCGTTTCCATCGCGCCGGCCTTCACGAACCGGAGCGCGTTTTCGTCCAACGTCGTGACCGGCGTCCCGCAGCAGGGGCACTTCATAGGAAAAGCTCCCTGAGATCCTCGCCACGGGGCAGCGGCGGCCGCGGTCGGGTGTCGCGCCAGATCAGGCCGAGCCAGAGCCCCATCGCCACGGCGCAGGCGGCCAGTTGCGCGTAATCGTAGCCGGTCATGATCCTACGTTCCCGTAAAGCACGGCTTGAAACAAGGCGATCCTGTCGGCCTTTTCAAGCAGGTTCAAACGTTTTGAAAGCGCGGTGGCGACGACGTGCTTCGCGAGCCACTCCCTGTTGGAACTGACAATGAAGTTCACGTCATCTTTGCGCCACGACATGAAGCCACCCGCTGCCGCGTCCTGGTAATGCTCAGAACCTTCCCACTGAAACCCCTCGTCGCCGAGAAGGCTAACCACATCTCGGACAAAGGTTTCACCGCGTGGAACGGAAACGCGGTAGTCTGTGTCTGTGCCGAAAGGCGGCGGGTCGCACGTCACTTTCGAGCCGCACATCTCCACCACGCAACCCGCTGCACGGAGTTTCTTGATCACTTCATCCGTCATAAATCACCTATCAATTTTCAGGGAAATGTGGCGCCGGGCATTGCTGCCCGGCAGCCGTCTCAGATCATGCCGAGCGCGAGCAGGTAGCTATCCAAGATGCTTTCCTGTTCACGCCGCTCGTCGGCGTCCTGCTTCCGCATCTTGAGAATAGTGCGGATCGACTTAGTGTCGTAGCCGCGCCCCTTGGCCTCGCCGAAGACGTCCTTGATATCGTCGGCGATGGTTTGCTTCTCTTCCTCAAGACGCTCAATGCGATCAAGAAAGTTGCGGAGTTCAACAGCCGCGACGTTCTCGAGGCTGTTGTGCCCGATACCAGGCTCTTCGAGATCGTCAACCATCACTCGAAGTCCGCGTCAGCGTCGAGGTCGTTGAGCCCGTCACCGACGGCTTCGAACTCCCGATCCGCCGACACCTTGCCGCCGGCCAGCGGGTCGTCGTTCGCCAACAGCTGCACGTTGACGAGCCCCAGGCTGACACCGATGTTCTCGTTGTCGTACCAGTAGGGGTTCAGCGAGATGCGGCACCAGCGGCCGTTGTAGCACTCTTCGGCCTCGTCGGCCGCTGGCATAGGCTTGGCGTTCGACAGCACGACGTCAGGCGCGGGACGGGGCTTGCCGTCCTTCTGGAAGCACTTGGCGTTGGCGCTGATCACCAGCGGGTAGTCTTCGGCGAAACCCGCGAACGTGGCCTGCTCCGCCGTGTTCTTGATCGGGTTCTTCCATTTGGCGTTGCCCGCCTTCTGCGCCTTGGTCAGGTTGTCGCTGGCGACCTCGTCGACCTTGTCGCGCAACACCTTGATGTCGGCGCCTTCGGGGATCAGCAGCTGGATCTGCCACTGCTTCTTCTCGGGCCGGCGCTCGTTCTTCGAAGGGAAGCCCGGCGTCACGATGTTGGCGTACATCATCCGGCCCATGCAGGTGATGATGGCGCCGCTGTTGCCGCTGATGAAAGCCTTCTTCAGCTTCGCATCGGCATTCTTGAATACATCAGACATTATGTTCTCCATCTGCGACCGGAATGGCCGCTTCATTATTCGGTTGTTGGACCGAATTCTTTACAAAGGTTCTCCGTCGCGAATAGCATTCGCGGCAGTTTCGACATCAGACCATGAACGGCGGCTTATCGCAGCGTGAAGCGCCATCTGTCGCAGCTTGCGAACGACCGCAGGCTTCGAATATCTCGGCGCGCCGTCTGCACGATTGCCGGTCAGATGGCTCAGTGGGCGGCACAGCAGCGGTCCGTTTTCTCCGACCGCACGATGCAAGAAACCCCATTCGTCCGTCGCGCCCATCCAAACGAAATCGATGATCAAGTAAGCTTTTCCATTTCCAGAATGCACCAACTGCTGGCCGATCAGGGATCGATCTGCCGAAGGCGTAAAACCTTTTTCGTCTGTCATGTCGAGATTAAAGGCAGCCATTTCACTCTCCTGTTAAAGATCCCCGAATTCGTCGGTGGCCGAAGGGTGGTCCGGCCACAATTGCCACGCGATCGGCTGCTCTTTCGCAGCGAAGGCATTCCAGCGTTGTTCTTTTTCGATCCAGTTGGACCGGATGACTTTGCCGCACTTGGACGCAAGAATGATCTTGGCGGTCTTCGGGGCGCTGGCCATGTCGAAGTTCCAGGTCATCATGCTTCTCCAAACTCGGACGTTCCGTCCATCTTAACGGCCGGTCGTGGGTCGCTCGCCGGCACGAGGTTGGTGCCGCTCGAGATCTTGACGATCGGCCCATTGCCTTCGTCATCGGTCTGAGACGCCGCCCACGCGTCGAACGCTTTTTTCTTCATCACCTTCTCGACCTTGGCCGGCCCCTTCATCTTGGGCGGCTCGAACAGGTCGGCGGTGTTGACGCCGGCTTCGGCGAGCGCGATCTTGGCGTCGACCTCGCTGCGCCATTTGCGATTGGCGCGCTTGGCGACCAGCTTCCAGTCCGTCGGTGTGTTGCCGGCGCAAGCCTGCTCGTGCGCATGGACTTGCACGGCCTTGATCCAGGCGAGCAATTGGTCGGCGTTGCCGAGCGTCTCGGCCAACTGCTGCGGCGTGAACTTCATGAAGTCCGGAAGCGTCATTTCGCCTGTCATGTCGTCGAACTCCGCTTGTGCTTTCGTAAGGGCGTTGGCGCGAGCTGCCGGGCAACTGGCCTGCGCCTTGCAGAAACCGCAGTGGTCGCCGGCGCGAAGAAACACTTGCCACTCGTCACTCGGAGTTATGGGGAGCCCGGAAGTGGCCGCGTCCACCATCGCGGCGGCTTTCTTCACCTCGTCTTCGAACTCGAAGATGTCGAACAGGTCATATTTGCGCGACTTGATCGACTTGCCGCCAGCGCGTGGTTGGACAATATGCAACGTGATCGTCTCGAGCGGACGGTTGTGAAACCTGGCTGCCGTCAGCGCGCCGTAGAGAAACAGTTGGGGGTTGTCCTCGACCGCGACGTTCTTGCCCTTGCCGTGCTTGTAATCGACGACATCGAGGTGCTTCAGTTTTTCGCTGTAGCCGGTCATGTCGCCGGTTCCGAAGATCTCCGGGTGCAGATAGGTGCCGTCAAGCCGCTGCTCGACCGCCAGTTCATAATCGTCTGATTGCCGGCAAAGTGCAGCAACGTGGTCGGTGTAGACCGTCACAGCCGCCACCATGTCGTCGTTGATCTCGAAATAGCGGTTTTCTTCCCTTTCGAGATCGTCTTCGTCGAGGCTGAGATCGATGAACGGATTACCGTTGGTGGACTTGGTGTCGATCCACAGTCCGAGATGGTCTTCGGGCTGCTCGTCGTTGGCGAGGCACCAACTGGCCAGTTCATGCGCGGCCGTGCCCTCGGCAGCATAGACTGACGTGGTGTTCGGAAAGCCTTGTTCCAGCACGATCGAGCCGGGGCAGACCATCCAGCGATGGGCGGCGCTCGGGGCGAGCGTGGCGTGTGCGCGGTCGGTGTGTGCGGTGCTGGTCATGCGGCCTCGCTTTCGACGATCTTGAGCTTGCGCGGACGGCCACGGGTTTTCTTTTCGACGGTCGGTTCTTTCGGCGCGATGACGAACTCGTAAAGCTGAAGCGCCTCTGGCGCCAGAATGAAGCGCTCGTTGTTGGCGAGCATCCATCCGACGTAGCCGGGGTCGGCACGAATGACGACATCGATCGGCTCGCCCTTGAACTTGCCGAAAGGCATCTCGGAACCGAGTTGCAGCGCCATCGTGCGCGCGTTCGTCGTCACCATGCTGCGGCAGTAAAGCCGCACCACTTCTTCGAACGACAGGTTTCGTTCGACCAGAATGCCTTCGAGTTCGGCGTAGAGTTTGTCAGGCAGATTTACGACAAGGCGGGGCATGGGTGTCATCTCCATCAGTTTTGAAAACCACTGCCCGCGAGCAGTGGTAATCGAAGCCGATCTTGTCAGTCGGTGATCGCGTCCGCAGACAGCTTGCGCGCCTTGCGCTGCTCGTTGACATATTCGACCACGTCGGGCCACTTCTCGGCCGGGATCTCGGTGAACTTGGCGACGCCGAAGTGCTTGGTCAGTTCCGAGAATGCTTCCCGACGTGTATTCTGCAGGCTCGTGTCCTTGGCCGCGTCGCCAGGGGCGCAGGCGTTGGCATAGCGAACCGCGAGGGCGCGGACATTGTCCTGCGTCAGCTTGACTTCCGGCGCCTTGGTTTCTTCTTCGAGGCTTTCGGCGAGTTCGTCGACTTCGGTCTGGTCGGGGGCAGCATTGTCATCGACGCTTTCGACCGTATTGGTTTCGACGACACCCTGATTTTCCGCAGGCTTCGTCTCGACGACAGTCGGCTTGGTCTTGCCTTTGCCCTTCGTCGGCATGGCGACGACATTGTTCTCGCTCTCCGCGGCCGCCGTGCCCCTAACGGCCGGCAGCGCGGCAGAGCCGAGCAGTTTCCGCAGCGTTTCGTGCAGTTCTTCCACGGTTTCCGCTTCGATTTGCAGGTTTATCATTTTGGTGCCTTTCCGGTGGGTTTGAATAGGATACGGTTCGGTTATAGTACTCTTGCTTTTCTCTGGCAAGAGGGTTTCTTCAGCCGTCACAGATTTCTTTGACGGCTTCGATGAAGATTTGCGCCTGGACGGCATTGATTGCATTGCCGTAACCGCGCAATCGTCCCACTCGGGCGGCAGCCCCATGAGCCAGCGGGAATGTGCCGGGTTCAACTGGCCGCCACTTTCCATCCCGGCAGAAGAGCCAGTCAGCATCTCGCCAGAAGCCGTTAGTCGGGCCGGGGTCGCAAACTTCACCGCATGCTCCAAGCTCGCTGTGTGCTTTCGGCCGTCCGCTGTCTTGCCGGTGATGTCCATTTTCTCGATCGATACCGATCTGCCCCCGCTCGGCGTGTTCGGCGTCGGCCATCCCGCCAGCCCGCTCACTTCGTTCAACGGTCGTGAATTCGTGCCCCAACGCTCGTGTGTTTTCCCCTTCCAGTCCCTGGCGGCGGGTGTCGGCCACGAGGCCAGCGCCGCATCCGCCGGCAGCGCTCCGCCCGCCTGGTTCGGGCCGCCATTCGAGCCGTCCGTCGCTCTCGGGGTGTTCCAACTGGCTAACTGCGCCGCTGCGGTCATGTTCATGCCGTTCTTGTTCCGACCGTAGTTTTCCTCTGCTCGCGAGTTCAACGTGCCGGCGCTTTCCGTACTCTCCTGCGCCCGCGGCGTAGGCCATCCAGTAGTCTCGGTCCCTGATGTGCGGAGCGCCGACGCTCGCAGACGGAAACGGGACCGCCCCGAAGGCGTAATCCAAGGCTTCCATGTCATCTTGTACAAGGTCGATCCAAGCATCTGCGTCCTTGCTCGCAACCTGCTCTCCAACGACGATTGGAGGGCGGCACTCGCGGATGAGCCAGTGGGCGTGGGGCCACAGGTGCCGCTCGTCAGCAAACCCTGCTCCTTGGCCTGCCGCGCTGAAAGGCTGGCAAGGGCATGACATGGTCCAGAGAGGTCGATCGTCGGGCCATCCTGCTCGTCGGGCGGCATAAGACCAGACGCCGATGCCGGCGAAACCGTGGAACTGCACGACGCCCTTGAGATCGGCGGGGCGAATGTCTCTGATGTCATTTTCCCATACCTCGCCGGGTGCGATCATGTTGGCCTTGACGAGTTCGCGCAGCCACGCCGCCGCGAACGGATCGATTTCGTTGTAGACGATCATGACGCCCGCTTCTGGATCACCAGTTCATAGCCGAGAACCTGCAGGCAGGCTTCGAGGTTGGCCAGATGTGGCCGGTAGCCGCGATACTGCCAGCTGGCGAAGCTCGAATATTCGACGCCGGCCTTCTGCGCCATCGCCTTCTTGGTGATGCGCCGCTCGTTCATCGTGGTGAACAGCTTGCGGACCAGCGGATGCGCGTTGTCGTCGAATTTGTGTCTCTTGAAGGGTTTCATCGGTCTTTCCTCATCAAAATGCCGAGACCGTTGTCGGCAGCGTTACAAAGGGCCTCGATACCGAGATCGCCGACGGCCATCAATGAAATCCCGTTGCCGGGCTGCTTTCCGATCGAGCCGTCCGGTCGCTCGAATTTGGGCTTGCCGTCGATGAACAAAATCAGGTCGGCCCGCCGTGCCGCCTCCTGCCACCACGGCGCGCTTGTCCGATCCGGCGTCAACGCGACGCCATCGCCATGATCGAAGAACTTGTCAAGCCAAGGTGACTTCTGACCGCGTCCGCCGAAGGGCGGGTTCATCCACACGAAACCGTGCCACTCTCGTTCGAGCCCTTCCGAGCCGAAGCTCTCGCGGCAAGGGACGTGCGCGCCGCCGATGGCAGCGTTGGCCACGTCGAGATCGAACAGACAACCCATCGCGTCAAAGATGTATTTTGGCGTATACCATTCGTCGGACTTGCCGACGGCACCTTCCCAAAAACTCATGTGCTCTCTCCCAACACCTTTGCAATGCTTTCAGATTTCCGCATCACGGCCCGCGCGATAATTG